ATAGACTCAGCTGCTTTCTTCTCACTGTCATTATGCTGAAACATTTCATCAAACATGAAAAATTTATTGCAATGATACCCTTCTGTGAAATTGTCATTTGGATTATAAGCACACATCATAGTTGGAGAGAAAACTTTTGGTGGTTCTTCTTCTCCTTCTTCATGATGAGCAACCCACAATTGATGTTCGATCTTAACGATTTGTTCCATCAAATACATCATCGCTCTAGATTTTCCACTATTAGGAATACCAGTAAACATGATGGCCAATGGTTCAACTCGATAACTGCCCCTGTGCAACTTAGTATTACATTGGGTAGCAATATCAGTCATAAATCGAATACGATCTCTAAACTTGGATGCCATAAAGTGTGGCAATGAATTGGACAAAATATGACCACTCAAATTTTCTCCTTCAGTATAAAAGTTTAAAGCTTCAATCATGGTTTTATCATTCTTAAGAGCACAAGTAGCATCTAATACATACTTCTCAGTTACTTTAAGATAAATTATCACCTGAGAGGAGTATGCGTGAAAAGCTTCATCAAACGGATCCATTCCAAAGAATATTCTGCAGAGTAGGGATGTTAATTCCTTGACTCCCTCAACAGCATCTCTGCTGATAGCACCCATATTTCTGAGATAGCTAGCAGTGGTTGCTCCACGCGCTAATTCTTCTTTTGACATAGTATCTAAGCCAAGAGCACACACACTCTGCGTAAGGAAATTAACTATTTTAAGTATCCCACCGGATTCGACTTCCACTACTGCAAACTTTCTCCACTTTTCGTAATAAGCTGGCCACGCTTCAGGGTTTTCTTGAATTAAATTGAACTCTTTGACCATTGAAGCATAAGTATCAACACTTACATAATAATCCTGTCCAATATGATTAGGAACATGAACTAAAACTGCATCACTAACATCAAGTTGAGTATTCATCATACCTTGGATAAATCTGATAGCTGATTCAGGCTGAGCTAAAAACAAAGTAGAGCTAGCTGTTAATGCTGATCGATAATTACTATAAGATAAATGATATATAACTTGTAAATAAGCTGACACTTTAACCATAAAAAGTTTGGTAGAATCAGGAATTTGAGTCATTTTTTCAAATTTCAAGAAGTTAGAGAAATCCATAATCATATTCTCAACTTCAGGACACCAAGATTCTAGCAAACTATTAGAACTGGTGGCTGCATCCTGATAAGCCATAAAGTTGGCAAGTGTTTTCCAAAAAGTATTTGGAGCAAACAGTATGCCACTCCCTAACAACCAATACCACCAAGACCAACTATAACAAAACAGAAAGATGGTTAAAGGGATGTGAAGCAAACACTTCCATATATCAAATTTGAAAGTGTAATCAAAAATAGTACCCTGTGCATGATGTTGATACAAACCCCAATCAACTGCATCTCCTTCCCACCAAGCCCATAGACGGTGACCTATACGATTCATCCAACCTCTGGATTCAATTTGAAAATTATCGTCAATAATGTTTTCAACATCGCCTAATGACCATTTGACTCTTCTAGCTTGTGCTATTGTCTTAGCATTTTTAGCTTTCTTAGTTTCTTTGTTAGTCGTGATAACATCACTTGAAATAGCATCAAGTTTCTGTCCCATTTCAGCATAAGCCATATCTTTGACCTTGTCACGATTCATACCGCTCTCAAACATAGCTTGATATTTAGGAGCACGAAGGATATTTTTAAAATCTTCGATACG